GAAAGACGCAAGGTCCGTTTCTAGCAATCCAAAACTTTTTCGAAAACTCCAATGATCTCAATAAGTTATGGGAAGAAGATCGAGAGGTGTTTGAAGCTATACAGAATGAAGTTGGATACTGGAACGAAGAAACTCTAAACTTAGACATTGATCTTAATAAACATTCTTTCCTACAACTTAGAGGTGCAGAAGCTGACATCAAAGATAACCCAAAACCTGTTCACTCAATACATGCAGGAAACCTAGGACAAGATTGTTATAAGTGGTCTGCAATAGTTAACTGTTCCAGCAGAGATGACATTCAAGGTGGCGAATTAATTTTTAGAGATTGGCAACCACCAACAAGAAGAGATAATTATGGTAAGTTTGTAGGTGACGAAGATACCTGTCAGCCACCATGGATTAATGAGATAGGAACACTAATAATTTTTCCTAGCTTATCAGCTTGGGGATATCAATTAGTCGTCTCGGGTGGATTCAAAAGAGTTAAGATAGACTTTAAAGGACCTGCATACAAATGATGGACGTTTCATTAACAATTAATCTCACATTCGAAGACCAGGAGATGATGAAGAGGCTATACGTTAAGCACGGAGACGGATTAGACTTTGCAGAATTCTGTTCAAGATTCTTCAAGCAAGAAATTCGCTGGGGTTTAGATCATGGAAATTTCCAAGATGAGTGAACACTTTGACGTAGTACATAGACAAGCACAAAAGCTTGATGCTGAAGAGTGGGCTAGAGGTATCAAGCTGATTCACGTTCACAGCCTAACATCATGCTGGTACGAAACACCAGAATCAATTAAAGAAGACTTCAAAGGCGGACTATTAACAGACGTGCTTTATAATGATGGCCGAATAGAGAGATCACGAGATGGCAAAGTGATCAGAGTGTTCGGTGAGCCACTAAAAGGCCAAGAGCTTGTTTACGAATACAGTCGCCATGCATCCCAAGGTCCAGCATCTAAACAACTGGCCAAGAATCAGTTTTAACTTGTTGACTTTCGTCAAACTTTAAGGGATAATATATAAGTGCGAGTGATCAAGGGAGATCATTCAAATAGATAATATATTTTTTTATTTTTAAGGAAAAAACTATGACCACTACTGTGCTGCGGGCAGTAAAGTTCATGGAAGCCAGAATTGACAGATTACGAGATGATCCTAGATACCCCCAAAGAGGATATCGGAAAATTGAAGAAGCACTAAAATTTATGGTCTTTCTCACCGGACCTATACTGCTCCCAATAATAATAATGTTCCTAGAAGCTTCACGCTACTAGGATGAAGCCTGCTGTCTAACAGCAGGCATTTGGTTCATTAGTACTTTCCATTTACTGGAGGTATAATGAGAGAATACTGGTTAAACATATGGGAGTTTTGCAAAGAGTATCCTGGATGGGCTGCTGCATTCTTCTTCTGCGGGTATTTGCTCGGGGTGTTTTACTTCTGAACCAGATACTAGTTATATAAATAACTACATGGAAATTCTAGAAGCTAAAAGATACATTCAAGAAGCGGCACCTTATGCGTCGATTAACTCGACTTGTTTTGTTGCGTCCGTTTCATATAACCACTCAGTCCTTAAGCACCTTGTTCCAGTTTACCTACCAACTGGTGAAGCAATTCCTACCACACAAGCAAAGACTATGGAACTGATGTATCAAACCAATATCCCAGCAGACCAAATTACCTTGGAATCATCCAGCATGAAATTTGCATTGGATGATATAGGTGGTACTATTGATGGCTGTAAGGCAGACTATGACTTACATTTTGATGTTGGCGGCCAAGTGCACACAGAGAGCATATAATGACTTTAAAGAATAGAACTCCAGCAGCTCAGTACGGCGTACTAATACAGACATCAGAAATAGAAGGCGAGTATATTAATTGGGCTAACCCAGCACAACCTAAACCAGGAACTAAGATACATCCAAGTAAAGACGGGTGGGTAAAGTCTCCGTGGAGAACTACATTACAGGAAGGTGGTACAAAAGAAAACCAAATAATATTTGGACCAGACAAAGCTCGACAGTTTAGAGACTTTCTAAATTCAACTCCAAACGATCTTCACAGATCTAGCGAATTTGGATTCCAAGGATCCGGAACAACTTTCGGAGGCCTCGGTCAATTATTCACCGTAAATCAAATAGATAGCAAGACTGGTATTGCATCTGATATGTTAGACAGAAAGTTTAGTGAGATTATAACATTCAGTGATACAGACTATACAGCATCATGGACAGAAAATTGGGATATAGATAAAACCAGAATAGAGTCTTTAGGCATCTTAGATAAAAATAATATGTTTAAAAATCCAATGGCAGGTATTGTACCAAGCATGCCAACTAAACAAAAATGGAACTCAAATGATATGCCCGGTGGTCGTTTTGGTCGCAACGTTTATGAGTGTTCATTCTTTCCACGAAACCATACCAGCTGGAATCATTTGTTTATGGATTGGTCACAATGTGGGTACATTAAGTTTGATGGTGAAGAATTAATATTCCCTAAGAAGGGAACTAAAGACATATTCTTTGTTAGCAACAGCATTGGTATTAAGTTTACAGACTCAGTAATTGGCGACTCCCAACTTAGACCTGGACGCCCCTATGAACTCAAGAGAGACTTCCATAATTTCTCAGCCCCAAATAGCGCCATAATAATTCATCTTTGGCAGTCATAAAATCTAAATAAAACCTAAATACTCTTATGAGTATTACACAATTTTTAAGTGAGGTTGGTATCCCTATTGGGAGCGCAGTTATAATGGCGTTCTTTATCTTCTTGACTTTAAAGTATATTTTAGAGTCTGTGAAGGGACAGGTATCTAGTCTAACCGGCATAATAGGCGGGTTAGAAAGTAGAGTGCGAATGATGAACAACGATATGATAAAGATAGATTTGTTAGTATCATCAGCACTTAATTTGAGACCAGACATAGAGAGGATAGCACGTACAGAAAACTTTGTTGAAGACGGAAGTATAGATGCTAGAAGAGACTAATGGACCAGATAGCACAGCTGATTTCAGAGTTTGGCTTTCCGGTCGTTTTAGCTCTGGGAATGGGATACTTCATATTCTTCGTATGGAAGTTTATAACAACTGAATTAAAACCTCAGCTTGGAAAGGCTTCTACAGAATTAATTAGGCTGTTAGATCAGATTCGAATGTTAGACAATGATTTGATTCGCCTACAACAAAAGGTTGATACGGTCTTGGAATATAATGAGACGCAAAAGATAGTCCAAGAAGCTGAACAAAAGAAAGCGTTAATGACGGTACAAGATGACAAGAAAAGCAAAAGCACTAATTAGCATATTCATATTAAGCGTGTTATTTTTACATGCTCAGAACGTATATTCTGATGAAGTGTTTACATTTAAAAACCCATCCTTTAGTGGTAAAGGAACAGGGGCTCATTATTTAACAATTGAGAACCAAGAGTTTTCAAGGAAGAAAGCAATTGAGGAAGCACTGGCTTCTGCACAAAAAGCTGCAGAAAGAGAAGCTAACAATACCACGCTATCCAAATTCATTAGAAATTTAGAGAGCAGAATTTATGCTCAGATGGCCAAGCAGTTAGTTGAGAGCATGTTCTCTAACGATAACGCTTCGAGCTTTGGGTCTTTCATACTAGAAGGTTCAACGGTCACATGGCAAATCGTCACAGGGGATGATGGCACAGAATACATACGCCTTACAATAGTTGACGAGAACGGGACGACAACGGAGATTGAGATTCCAGTAGGTACTGGATATTTTGGAGGGGATGTAGATGACCAAGGCGGTGATGGCTCTGGTTCTGACGGCGGTTCTTAGTAGCTGTGCCTCCATCCCACAATGGAGCACAGACCCTAAAGATTGCAATTACGAACGAGGGTTCGGTAAAGACGTAGTCACTGGCATCAATAAAATGATGTCAAGAAAATACATCTGTGTTAACCAACCAGAGGTAGTTAAGCTACCATCATATATCCAACTATTAAATTTACCACCAGCTGAATCAAAGCCAGTTGTAGCAGTGTATAAATTTTTAGATAAGACTGGACAAAGAAAAGAATCACAAGGATTAGCATTATTCTCAACAGCCGTTACACAGGGCGGTGTCGAGATGCTGATAGATGCTCTAAAGACAGCAGGTGGAGGCACCTGGTTTAGAGTTGTAGAAAGACAAGGAATTGATCACCTGGTTCGAGAGAGACAGATTATTAGATCAGCTAGAGACGAAGCTGCTAAGAAGTTGGACGTTGAACCTAGAGGTGTAGGACCACTCTTATTCGCGGGAATGATCGTAGAGGGTGGAGTCATAGGATACGATACCAATGTAAGAACGGGAGGACGTGGAGCGCGTTATCTAGGCATTGGTTCAAGTAAGCGATATCAAGAAGATGTCGTAACAGTTTCGCTAAGAGCAGTATCTGTTCTTACGGGAGAGGTTTTGTTAAACGTCCAAACAACTAAGACCATATTAAGTTATGGTGCTAGCGGTGACATATTCAGGTTTATAGAACAAGGAACCGAGTTAGTCGAATATGAGGACGGAGTGGGTAATAATGAATCAGTGACATATGCAGTACGAACCGCTATCGAGGCGGCCGTGCTGGAATTAGTATACCAAGGCGATCAAAGAGAGCTTTGGACAATTACAGAGGAAACAGAAAATGAATAAGATTATATTAGGCCTAAGTTTATTTCTATTTCCAATCTTAACGTATGCAGCTGCCACTGAC